CAAATGGATTTGATAAATATTTAATTCAAGAAATAATACAGGATTATGCAAAATCAGAATTATTAAATATTTTAAAAAATCGTAAATTATTTAAGGTTGTTATAATTAATAAAATAGATAATTTATCTTATTATGCACAAGCATCATTAAGAAGAACAATGGAAATATATTCAAATTCATGTAAATTTATTTTGATATCAGACCAATTATCTAAAATTATTGAACCATTGAGATCACGTTGTTTATTAGTAAGAGTTCCATTACCATCAAAAGAACAAATATTAAATACACTATTATATATATGTAATAAAGAAGATATTACAATTGATTTTAATAATTTATATACAATTATACAAAATTCTGATAATAAAATGAGTCATGCAATATTATTATTAGAATTATATAATAACAATATTAAATATGAAAATGATTGGGAAATAGTTATAGAATCAATAATAAATAATATTATTAATGCTAATATAGGTAATTGTAAAAAATTATATAAAATTATAAAACTAATAAGAGAACAATTTTATATATTATTTATAACAAATATATCAACGCAACTTATTTTAAGAAAAATAATGTTAAAATTAATTAGTAAAACAAATAATCTTCAATTAAAATATAATATTATTAATATAACATCTATTTTCGAACAAAGATTAAGTCAAGGAACACGACATAATATTCATAGTGAGGCTTATATAATAAAATTAATACATTTATTTACAAATTATCATAAAAATAATATAAATAATATATCTGATTATAATGATGTTCTTGAAATATAAATATAAAAATTCTAATATATATATATTAATAAATAATGGAACAAAAAAAATATAATTTAGAAAATAAAATAAATATAATATATGATTTTGTATATAATTTAAACACAACTGATTGTTTTTCATTTGAAAAAATTATAATAGAAAATATATCAATTGATGATATTAAAATACCTTTGATTAATAATAAAGATAGTAAACAAGATATAGAAATATATAATAATTATAAAACAGATATATTAAATACTCGTTTTAAAATTATATCATTTAATAATGATACAAAACAAATTATATTAAAAAGATATGGAGATGATTTTTCTACAAGTATTAAAATTTCTTTTTATAAATATAATGATACTAAAATAAATAGTTTAGATACAGAAATTAATAATGATTCTTTATTATCATATTTATTAAGTCAATTAATTTTAAATAAACAAACAATGCATATATTATTACCAATTTTAAATATTGATATGTTATTTACCAATTTTGAACATATATTAAAAAATGATGATTGTTATGATAAAATAAAAATTGCAATAAATAATAATGAAATAAGTAATATTTGTTGTTTACAATTACGAGAACAATTTTTTAAAATTATGGTTTTAGAAGAATATTTAAGTAAAAATAAATGTTCGCATAAAGGTTTAATATTTCAAGTGATACATACACTTGCAGTATTACAAACTGCATATCCTGGGTTTAGACATAATAATTTACTTCTTAAGAATATAGTAATATATTTAAAAAAAAAAAATAATCAATATAACATATATAATAATTTTAATAAAAAATCTAATGAAAAATTTTATATACCTAATATAGGATTTGATATCAAAATAACTAATTTTGAAAATACAATTATACCTAATGTATATGGTTCATTGCACCGCAAAGCTGGTATAGGTTCATTTAATATAAATAATCCAAATATTAAATTTGCAGATCAACCAAATCCATATTATGATATTTATACATTTTTGAATGATTTTATAAATATTATAAAAAAAGAATTAGAAAATGAAGCAAAATGTAATAAAGAAACAATCGAATTTCTTAATAAAATTATTCCACCACATTTAAGAGATGATAAAATAAATATATCTACAAATTCTACAACAGAAAGTGTTAAAATAGTTAATAATAAATTTAATAAAAATTATAATATAATATCGCCTATGGATTTATTAAACGATACATATTTTGATGAATTTAAGAAAGTTCCTGATCAGGTGGTTAGTGATACACGTATAATATCACATGATTATTTTACAGGAATGTATCAATATAAAACAGTTTTACATTCTGATAATTATTCAGTATTAGGCCATCAAGATAATTTAATATCTAATTATAATATAATGACAACAAAAACCAAACACACAGATTCAAATATGACAGATATGCGTACTATTTATACAGAAACACAAGATATAGTTAAATTACGTAGATTAAATACTATGTCTGGTGGAAATGCTCCTAAACATAATATGTCGGGAGGAGAACCCATATTACAATCATCCTCAAATATGATTCAATCTGTAAATTATAAAAAAGAAAAATATACACCATATTTGTCAAATGATGAAAAACGCATACGGAAAAGTAGAAATGATGAGGAACAGACGAAAGAACCTCCAGTTATTTTAGAACAAAAACTATATGATACATCGCGAAAGTCAACATCTTCAAAAACACAAATGCCTCCTGCATATATACCTTTGCATGATGTTGAAGGTATACCTCATAATTTATTACCATATACAAAAATGATAAGTCAACCACCTCTTCAAAAAGTATATAATATTAGTTTAAGTAGTCCATTAGTAAATCATACAACTATTAGTAACGTGTATGAAGATACATTACCTGGTGAAATAAATGCACTTACATCAACAACAGTTAGTGATAGATGTCAAATAATCACATTTTTACGTAATTCATTATTACATAAGCATGATGGAGAAACAATGAATATCACCGGAGGAAATAATTCATTATTATCTTATATTAAATTATTGAATGTAAATCCATATACAAAATATCAATATCAATATACTAATTTACCAAATGACTTTTTATTATATAGTGCTGCATATCCTGTCCGATTTGATACAAAAAGTCGCACAATTAAATTATCTAAAAATGCGATGGGTATAAATATTCGTATATATATGATGAGTGTAGGTGATTTATTATTAGATACACTCGATAATAATATAACTCGTGAGAATTTTGATATGTGGAGAGAACTTGATTATTATACATGGGCAAAAAAAATAATTAATAGTAAAATATCACCAAATTTTATTACTCCAATTTTATATAAAATAGATGACGAATCACATATTAATTGGGAAAAATTAAAAGAATTAAAACAAAAAAATGGAGGAGAAGTTATGATATCTACTGGTAATCAGGTACTAAATAGTCAACATAAAGTAGTTGAAAAAACTAGTTATTTACCATCATTACAGTCTATGTATTCATATAATAAAAATAAAGATTATAATTTAGATATTACTAAAATTGCAACAAATGGTTATCTTGATATAACGCAAAATTCAGGGCAATCATTAATATTATTAACAGAAGCACCTACCTCTAGTTTTAAAGAATGGTTTACACCGCAATATGAATCATATGGTTCAATTAAAAAAATGACTTCAACCGGACATCATTCAGATAAAGTTTGGAGATCTGTATTATTTCAACTTGTATATGCAATGTCTGTATTACAAAAAAGTAAAATATATATTACACACTTAAGTTTAAATAATATTTATATTAAAGATGTTAATATAAATCAAAATAGTATTGGTTCATGGATTTATAAAGTAGATGGTATAGATTATTATATACCAAATTATGGATTTGTATTATTAATAGATACTACATTTGCAGACGTAAATCCTGCAAACATGCCAAGTCAAATAGCAGCTACATCTCCTTTAGTGCAACCTGTAACTTCTGATTTAATTCCTATTATATCAGCAGCATTTAAAGCAGGAGCAGAAGCACAAAAAAACAAAAATATTAATATAGTTACACATATTGCTAATGCTGCATTTAATGCCGCAAATCCGGGTGCATCTGTTGGAACAACCGGGGCAACCGGACCAATCGGACCAACAGTAGCAATAGTAGATCCAACTAAAGATTTAAAATATTATAAAATATATGGTGAATTATATAAAGATAAAACATCATTGGCTATATGCACTCCATCTGTAATTGAACTACTTATATTTAATCAATTTAAAGAGATTATGAACACTAATACTTTTAATAATGACAAAACAATACAACCGACTATAACAACTCTTATAAATAATATTAGTAATGATGCAAACCCTAATATAGACTCATTTATACTAAGCCACTTTAGTGAATATTTACATAATAGAGTAGGCACCCCATTACTTAAATCTGAAAGAGAAAATATACCTTTATTTTCTAATTTTAATTTTAAAAAAGGTGCATTAATTATTTGGCAATTTAGAGATGATGAATTTCAGTGGGTTATTTATCTGAAGAATGATGGTGGAACTTTTCATCATACAATAATAACAGATAATAGAGGAAATCGAGCAACTGTTCATCAAAATAGTTTATTTATTTATCCGCCTAGTGAACCAATATTACCTTCATCGACAGCTACAATGAAATATGATGAAACACATATATTTGAAACTTATAATTTAGATAATATTAAATAATATTAAAAATATTTTTCTTTATTAAGTTAATGATACTTAATAAAAAAAAATTTGATTTTCACGATTTACCAGTTGCATATTTAAATGATAATAATCAGGCAAATAAATTAAGACGTGAAATAATAAAAAACCAAGTAAGAATTAATGAATGCGAACAAGGCGACCTTGAGAATACATTTTTTTCTGATGAAAATATTGCATTAATTAATAAACAACTTATATTAGCTGTTTTTAAAAAAACAAATGGTAGTTATAAAATATCTAACCAAACAACTGAAAGTCTTACTATTGTAATGAGATATGTATTTTTAGAACACGGTAGACATTTACCTTATAATATATTAGAACAAATAAGAGAATTAAATTTAAGAGTTGTAAATGAAGTTGTGCCAATTGTAATAACTCAAATTACACAAAGGACTGAATATTTAAAAACAATTACAGAACCAAGAAATGTTTTACCATTGCCTATAAATGTCCATGGTGGAACACGACAGAATTTACCATCTGTAACAACAACATATGATACTGATTAATATTAAAAAGGGCCTGCATATGGAAGATTTCCTTGAGTTACATCATCTACTAGTCTATACATTAATACAATACTATTCTCTTGTAAGTTCTTCATTACCACTTCTAAACTAACATCATTCATTGCATGATAATCTTTGTCTTCTTTACTATCACGAGGACTGTATAAATATAGTTTATCAGACCCATTCGGAATTTGTTGTCTTAATATGGCAGATGAACCAGTAACATGGTTAGTATCTTTTAGTATAGTAAAATCTGCAATAATCGCAGATACAAGTTCATACGTATCATTTGTGTTATTAACGTGTATCTGAAATTGAACGCCTACAGGGCTTAAATGAATATTCTCAAATCCGGCAACAGATGTTGGTAATCGGTCCAAACTATATGGTAACATATCAGAATATCTAATAACATTAACACGTCGGTCAATAAAAAAGAATAATACTTCTTTTGAATAAATGACACTTGTTTCACGTGTAGAAACAAACCCATTTTCTAAAAAGAGCTGAGATTGTTTGAGCCCTTTCTTTTCAAGATCATATGGTTCATCATTTATTTCTAATCTAATATTAATCATAGGGACTGTTGTAACCAGTGGTCTTATAAACTGTTGGTAAGGATTAACAATAACATTTTGCATTTTTTGCGCACTTGTAGTAACAAGTGTTGGACGGAATGAAAATGTTGCCAATAATCGTTTAAGAATTGTCCCATCATAACGCCCATATATTAAATCGGGAGTATCATATTTATTAGCTCTGCATATATCAATTGAACTAATAAAATCACGGAAACCCGCGGTAAAGTATTGTCCATTTCGTAAATTAAGTACCGAATTCCATAATTGATTTTGAACTAATGCACGATTTAATAAATCCTGCATAGATGAGTGAGAATCACATACTACATCATTATGATCATTTGTTAATGCATAAAATAATTCATAATCAGGCCTATTAGTTAATCGTTCATTATTATAACGCGCTTTAACAATACCAGCAATATTAGAATATAAGAAATGATCCTCTAATTGTTTAATGTGTGGAATAAACATTGCAACAATTACTGGATGAATTGCATCTGTTCGTTTATGGCCCAATTTTGACTCATATGTACCACTCATTGCTTCACTGTCAAACGCTTTATATTGCATAGACTGAATAATTACCTGTGAATGAAGTGGTTTAGATGCAGCATGTAATTTTAGTATTTCTTGTAAATATTTAAAATCTGCATCATTAAATTTCTTATCACCTTCTTGAAACTCATTAGTTAAAGAACCTAATGCTTTTGTCATATTATTTCTAGGTATCATTATTTCAGGAGACTTTATTCCAATAAGATCTTGTTCATAAATCCGCTGAAATTCAGCAAACTCTTCATTTGTTAGCCCGTGTTTTACTTTATATAAACGGGCCTTTTCTAATAATGTATGATATGGGTAATTTGAATTAGCATATTTTTCACGTATTAAATAAGCAAATTTTTTTGCTTTCTTTACAATGTGATGATGTTTTTCATTATATGCCTCAAATATTTTATCTACTAGACCTGAATCACCATATTTTTGTAATAATTTTGTAAATGTATCGCGAGAGGGTGTTATATTTTTATAAAATAAATTCTGAACTTCTTGTTCAATATTACCAGTATTACTAGATGATTTACGTTCTGAGCGATTACGATTTTCCATACTTTATATATATATAATTAGAAATTTTTTTTTATAATTAATTTTTAAACTTTTTTAAATTGATTATATTATAAAGTTTAAATTTTATATTGATTTAATGAATAATTTATCTAAAAATATAAAAAATAATGATTTATGGATAAATAAATATAAACCCCATACTGAAGAAGAAATTATTGGAAATAAACAACAAATTAATAATTTCAAAAATTGGTTATTAAATTTGGGAATACCTGCGGAGAGTGATAGTTATAATTCTAATAAATCTAATTATGGAATCATTATTTCAGGTAATCAAGGTCTTGGTAAAACACTAACTGTTTCATTAATATTAGATAATCTTGGATATATTCCTAGAATTATAAATCCTAATCAAATTAAAGACCACCGAATATACGACGATTTTAATGATTATTATAATTTTACAAATTCTATTTATTCTAAAATCCAATTTAGTGCTAATAAAAATAAAAAAATAGCATTAATATTTGATGAGACTGAAAATATTACATTAACAAGTGAAAAAAAATATATTTTAGATATTTATAAAGAAAATAATAAATTAAAAAGTTTTCCTCTTATTTTTATATCAAATAATCAACATTCTAAACTATTAAATGATTTAAAAAAGGCATGTAATGAAATCATTTTTACTAATCCTACTACAGATGAACTAACAACATTTATTAAATATATTTGCACTAATGAAAAACTATATTTTGAATCAGATAATCATATAAATAAATTAATTAATTTTGCACAAAATGATATTAGACGCCTTATTAATTTATTACAAGAATTATCATTTCACATTAAAAATAATGTAATTACTGAAAAAAATATAGATGAATTTATTAATAAATCTAGAGAAAAAAATATTGATATTGGATTATTTGATTCAACAGAACGTATTTTAAATAATTGTTTGGATTATGAAACAACAATTAAATTATATGAATCAGAAAAAGTATTATTACCATTAATGATACATGAAAATTATTTAAAAAAAATATTATGCAAAACAAAAGACTCATGGGATAATATTATTTTTAATATTATTAAAGTATCTGATTCTATTTCAAGAGGTGATAATATTGAGACTAGTATTTACACTGACCAAAATTGGTATTTACAAAATATACATGGATTTTATACATGTATAAATACTTCTTTTTGGATTAATAAAACAAATACTCCTTATAAAATTACACATAAAGATATTAAATTTAGTAGCGACCTTAATAAAACATCTCTAAAGAATATAAATAGAAAAAATATTAATAATTTATCAAAAATTATTAATAATAAATCTAATCAAGAAATTCTTTTAATTAATAAAATTTGTAATCATTTAATACAAACCAAAAATGAAAATAAATTAATCACTATTTTAAATGGATATAATAAAGATATTACCATAAAAGAAATTGAATTATGTTTAAAAATTGATAAAACAATTGATTTTACTGTATTAACATCCAAAGATAAAAAAAGAATTACTAAACAACTAAAAAATACTGATTAATATTATATATATTTTTCATTAATTTTAGATATAGTTATAAATTGTATATTTGTATCAATCATTGGTGTAAAACACCATATATCATCTGATAAATATAAAATTAAATCAATTATCCATTCTAATTGTTGGTTATTATCTATATAAACTGTATCTTGCGTTAATAGTTGATAATAAAAATTAATTTTATCAGAATTATTATTTTCAAATAAATGATTAAATTTTTTTAGTTTACTTATATATTTTATTTGCGATACACTAACACCTGGTATTGATGATGCCCATATCCATAATTTAGTAGTAGTTTGATAAATTCCAAAGAAATGATACTCGCCTATTAATAATAATTTTTTATTATCTAAAATTTTTATTTGCGTTTTAGTATCTTTTCTATTCTTATTAAAATCAATAGTAAATTTTTTTTTAGGGTCTAATAATTTTTGTATTTCTTTACTTTTAGTTTCTTTATTTTTAATTATTTTATTTATTATTGACATTATATATAATTTAGAAAAAATAATATATAATATCTATAATAATATATATATAATGGTTTTTGAATTAAATAATAATTTACTTTTATTTATAGTATTTGGTATTATTGTTTTATGGGTATTCACTAATAAAAATGTTAAAGAAAATTTAGCAGACTTTAAAAATGAAAGTAGTAATAAAATAGACCAAAATATGTGTTCTAAACAATGTTGTAAATTTGCTCAATGGCCTCTTCCTGAAGAATTATATGAACGCACTATTCCCGAAGAACAACTAAGTAATTATATTGGATCAAACCTTTTCTGTTCAGGAGGTGATAAAAGCGGATGCTTATGTATTACACAAGATGAATCATCCTACTTATCTCAACGTGGTGGGAACTCATTAAATAATACTTGTAATTTATAAAAATGATTTAACATATATTATATTATATTATAAAAATTATCTATCTGATTATAATATATGTTAAATTTTTTAGTAGAAACAAAGAATGAATATACTATTCATCTTGTTAATATTTTAACACCATTAATATTTGAAGGTATTCAATCTATTTATAATGAGGCACTTAATATATCAAATACAGACAATGTTCTTAAAATATTTCAGTCATTTTTAAAAATAATTCCAAAATGGAATCGTGAATTAATTAATAAAGAAGCATCCCGTATTACTAATTCAACACAGAGTTATGGATGGTTAAATGATTTAGTTAAAGCAACTATTAAAGCAAATTTAGTTATATTAATATATAATCCCACTGTTAAAACACAAACAAAAATCGATCATTCATTTTATCAAAATATTAATATAACTGATTTTATTCATAAAGTGTATTGTGAATGCGCAAGAGAATTATGGAATAATCCAGATTTATTATTTCATAATTATCCACCCTTAGAAATTAAACGCAACCAAAGAAAATGCTTATCAATTATTAAAGATTGTATTCGTGAAGCAATTAGAAAATTAATTCCAGTAAGACATATATTAAAAATTTATTTAGGTGAAGATATTGAATTTAATAATGTAAATGACGAGTTTGAAAAAGTATTAACGGATGCTGAAGAAAAAAATTTACCTAAAATGATAAAAAAAGATTTAGAAGATAAACAACTCGCATTAAGTTATCATGGTTCTGAATTAAATGAAAATTATAATAAAGATAAACAGCAAACAACCGATCCTGAACAAACTATTAGAACCAAAATTTTTAATATACTTGAAAAACCGGAAACACATAAAACACAAGAGAATCCTAAATTAGACACTTCTGATACATATGCAAATGAAAATGAAATATCTGATTCCGATTCAGTAGATATATTTAAATCATTGCAAGGATCTAATAAAAAAGAGGCATCAGTTACAGTAGATGATAAAATTAAACAAGTATTATATAATAAAAATAAAGACCAAACTACAGGACTTAATAAAAAATATTTAAATTTTAAAGAATCCATTCATGAGTCAGACTTACACACTAGTTTAAATTATACTCAAGAAGATACAAATAAATATCAAGAAATTTTTTCTAATTTTAATATGGTTCAAAATAATAAAGCGACTGTGTTAGATACACCTGATGATAAAAAGTTTTTTAATAAATATATGCAATTTTAAATATTATTCAACAATCACTTTACTTTTATCTGATGAAGAATTCATTTTATAAATTTTAATAGATGGCGATATCATATCTAAAATAGCAAATACAATAGATGATGTTATACCAATCATTATTATTTCTTTTTGTTGTATTTTAGTATCTGGTATATATTTCATTGTAATTATAATAATTAAACTCATTAATATATATTTAATTAATCTTTGAGTATGAGATAAATGACATTGTTTTATATATGACATATTATAATAAGTTAGATATTTATGTTTAAAAATTGTTATATTATATTTTTTTCTTTATTATTTTAATGAAATTAATTATAAAACAATTAGGAATAATTATAGGAGTATTTAGTATCACTTTATGGATTCAACAAATGGATGATAAAAAATATAATAAAACAAGAGTTGATTTTTTTGATAACTATAAGTTTCCACTATTAATAAGCGCAATTATTGGATTACTTATTAATGTTCCTGAACTAATTATGAAAACTAATACTAATAATGAAATACCGATATCATTTATTAATAGTATTAGACCAAATGCTGAAATAGGTGGTCCAACAAAGCAAACATTAGATACTGCACCATTTGAAAAACTAAGACATACTTACGGGAATGTAAATAAATCTTTTGGTGAACAACAAATATATACTAATTTACCTGATTTTTAGTCAGATACTAATTTACCTGACTTTTAATAAGGCACCAATTTACCTGACTTTTAATAAGATTAATATTTGTAAATATAAAAATATATTATAAAAAAATGTTAGTAATAGTAATATGACTGTTAAAGAAGTTAGTTTTGGTGCAACTAGATTACCCATAAAACAATTTAAAATTAATGAAATGGTCGACCATTGCACTATTGCAATGATTGCCAAACGCGCTACAGGAAAGTCATTTTTAACTCGTGAAATTATGTATCAAAAAAGACATAGTATAGCAGCAGGAATTGCGATTAGTAGAACGGAAACATTAAATTCATTTTATTCAGAATTCATACCGGATAGTTATATCTATCCAGAATATAATAGTGATATTTTAACACGTATATATGAAAGACAAGCTATTATTAATGAAGATAATAAAATTAGAATTAAAAATCATAAAAAACCAAAAGATGATTCTTTAATGTTAATAATGGATGATTGTATGAGTTCAAAAGGCACATGGTTAAAAGACCCAAATATATTAGAGTTATTTTTTAATGGACGTCATCATCATTTATCATTTATATTAACAATGCAATATTCTGTGGGTATTCCTCCTGAAATGAGATCTAATTTTGATTATGTTTTTTTATTAGCTGAAGATACAATATCTAATCGTAAAAGATTATATGATCACTATGCAGGAATGTTTCCATCATTTGATATTTTTCAACAAGTATTTACTGATATTACTGATAATTATGGTATTATGGTTATCGATAATAGAGTGCATTCAAAAAATTTAACAGATAAAGTATTTTGGTATAAAGCTAAAAAAGTCCCAACATTTAAAATTGGATGTAATAAATTTCATAGATTTCATAAAAAAGCATATGATGATGAATGGAATAAAAAATTAGAAGTATTTAATCCAATAGACTTAGTTAATAAAAATAGAAGTGCTATCCGTATAAAAGTTGATAAAATCAAATGATAATTATTATTTTTAATTAAAAAATAATAATTATTTTATTAAATATAATTATTTATCATTCGCTCTTATCTAATGGATTAAATGACTTGAGTTGATTATTCAAATTATCAATTTGTTCATCTAATTCAACCTTACGGTCTTCCATTGTTTTAATCTGTTCTGCTAATGCTTTCATACTCTGTTCAATAGATAATACTTCATTCTTATTATCTTCTAATTGTGCCTTATCTAAATTTTTTTCCAAATCAGACAAAGTATCTTTTCGTGATTGTAAATTATCTAAAATAGTTGTTCGCACCATTTCCTGTTTACGTTGCTCATGATAAATCTTAGCTTTTTCCTGATTTTCTATATATGTCTTCATCATATTATTTAATTCATCATTTGCATATTGTGAATCCTTAACCGCCTCAGAATCTGGGTTTGGATCAAACGGCAACCATTTACCCATTTCACCAACAAATACATTAAAATATGGGTCGATAGATTGCACTGTCTTTGCATGTTCGCACGCGGCATCATACGTTTCAAAAGCACCTCTAATTTTAATACCAGATAATGTAGTTTTAATATCCGTATCTTCTGCACCGAGCTTATTAGTTAAAAAACTCATACAAATATATTTTTGCCCAGATGGTAAAAATGCATCTTCTGTTAAATAGTCTGATTTTGACATTTTATTATTTTAATAATAAAATTTTTCTTTATAACAATTTATTTAACAGTTTTAACATAAATTTTATCTGTTACATCTTTTTCATCAAACTCATTATAACCAAAACCAATTGATGGATTTAAAAACATTTTTTTATATACTTTACTTGGTTTAATATCATATATTGTATCATTATTTATTGGTTTATTATAACGATTTTGTTGTTGTAATAATATTTCATTAGTTGTTTGATAGTTATTAGAGGTTGCTTTAGTTAAATATATACTCAAAAATATAATACCACTAAATAATAGTATTATTGAAATATTATTTACAATATATATCATTAATTAAATTAAATTAGGTTTTATTTTTTATATTATTTAAATGAACTAATATATTCCCATTTAAGATGTTTACATATTTTTTCCCATATTTGGTCATTCTCCATTATTTTATCAGGGTCTTTATGTAATGGGAAACATTCATATAAATGGTCTAACTCTAATAATTCACAAAACTTATGAAGTACATATGAATATGATAAAAAGTTTTTCCTTTTGGATGATTTAAACATTTCCCATGGTTCTTGTGTTTTATAAAACATTGATATAAATAATTTTTCCATATCACGTGTTATTTTAGGCGGTGGTAAATTATTTAATTTATTTATAATATAAGTAACATGTTCATAAAAATTATTATAATTTAATTTTTTTAATATTATTTTCATTTTCTTTTTATTTAAAATTGATAAATCTGTTATTCTATTTTTATTTAACTCTTTAACAATATCTATAAATAATTGTTCGGGTATATCAGGACTCTGTTTTGCTTGAAATTGATTAAGCCACTCTCTAAAATGATTTAATCGTTTATAAGGACTATAATCTTTAATTTGTCTATCTTCATCTAATATTATCATTTCACTATCACCGCAACAAGGACAAATATATGCACTTTCTGACATATCTAATATTTTTTCAATATTACATTCAATACAATATTTTATTCTATTTGAACCATTATCTTTAACAATTCTAATCCCATCTATTCTTTGACAATATTTTTCAAATAAATTTGCTTTGTTTACTATTTTTATTTCATTATTTATTATTTGTTTATCTTTCTTATTACATAAAAATTCTAATATATTTTTTGATTCCTTTACAACTGGTTCTACTTTATCTCTCATTTCATAGTAATCTGAAATTAAATCACCTGCATTATCATAATAATCCATTTCATCTATATTTATTTCATTGTATTTTATTTCTAAATTAGTTTTTTCACTTAATAATAATGCACGAGTTTTAATATCATTTTGTGTAATACTAGATGAACCTGGGGAAACTCTTTGAGTTTCTTCAGCTAGATTAGAAAAAACTCTTTGAGTTTTTCCTAATGAACCTCCACAAGCGTTGCGTGTGGAGCTACCTTGCACCGCTTTGCAGTGCAATGAACCTTCTAGTTTTGAATCTTTAGATTCAAAATCTAGAATGCTACTTATCAATTTGCCTTTAGGCAAAATTGATAATGAATCTGGAGAAACTTTTTGAGTTTCTTCAGCTAGATTAGAAAAAACTCTTTGAGTTTTTCCTAATGAACCTCCACAAGCGTTGCTTGAGGAGCTACCTTGCACTGCTTTGCTGTGCAATGAACCATTATTAACACTTTCACTAACTGTAAAAGTATCACGTTTATCATCAATTTTTTTAATTTCTGCATTAATATTATTTATTTGTTCTAATAATTTTTCTTTTTCATATTTATTATTATTAAAATATTTAACCATTTGTCTATGTTTATTATCTAATGTATTTGTTTCTTTTATAGAAATTTGTTTGTTTTTTTTATATTTTGACAGACTTTCTTGTCCTTTAATATCTAACATTTCTATATTATATGTTAAAAATAATAAAAAGACTTTAAATACATATAATTTTTATAAAAATTAAATATTTTTATATTAAATAAATATCTAATGCTCTTAAAGCAGAAGACCATCAACCTACAGGCACTTGTAATTTCTCCCGTATAGATAATGCAACACTTAATATTTCCAGTGATAAAACTATACCATCTGGAACAATCTTAAATATTTATACTCAAAATTATAACGTGTTACGTATTATGAGCGGTATGGCTGGCACAGCATATAGTAATTAAAAGAATATTTTATATTATAATACATATACATATAAATATATTATAATATAATGTCAGATGATGTTGTAATTGTAATTCTCGCAAAAAATAAAGAATATTGCTTACAATTTTATTTAAATTGTTTATATAATCTTGATTTTGATAAAAAAAAAATACATTTATATATAAGAACAAATGATAATACTGATGATACTATAAATATTTTAAAAACATTTATTAAAAAATATAAAGAGGAATATAAATCAGTATATTATGATGATACTAGTGTTAATCCAGAATTAAGTAAATATGGTGAACATGAATGGAATCATGTGCGTTTTAAAATATTAGGTGATATTCGTCAAAAATCTATAGATTATGCAATTAATTTAGGTTGTCATTATTGTGTAATAGATTGTGATAATTTTATTACAAAAGATACTTTAACTGATTTATATCAAGATAAAGATAAAGGTATAATTGCACCTTTACTCGTGTCAAGAACAGCATATGCAAATTATCATTATGATACAACAGAAAATGGTTATTATAAAGAGCATCCAGATTATCATAAAGTATTACATAGAACAATGAATGGTTTAATAAAAGTAAATGTGGTTCATTGCACTTATTTTATAGACAATCAATATTTAAAATATGTTAATTATGATGATAATAGTTATAGATATGAATATGTTATATTTTCTGAAAAAATGAGAGAAGCAAATATACCACAATATATTAATAATACTAAATTTTATGGATTTTTAGTGTTGTGTACTCGTGATGAATATTTAACGCATATTGAACATTTTAAAAATTATTTAACAATTGAAAATAATAATATAATATTTAAAAATATATAAATTTTTTCATAATTTATAAAAATATATAAAATTTTTATTTATAATATAAAAAATCTATAAAAATAAATTATAAAAAGTTAATTTAAACTCTAAAATTGTATTTATTTAATAAACTTATTTTTTATTAAATAAAATATATTTAAAAATTTTCTAATTATATATATATATATAAATGGGTGGTGGCTTAATGCAACTCGTCGCCTATGGCGCTCAAGATGTTTACCTTTCTGGCAATCCGCAAATTACATTTTTTAAAGTAGTTTACCGTCGTCATACTAACTTCTCTGTTGAACCGGTTCAGCAGACCTGGAATGGTGCTGCCGATTTCGGCCGCACTGTCACCTGCAACATTAACCGCAATGGTGATTTAATCACTAATATGTATGTAGTAGTTAAATTACCAACTCGTCCTGCAGTAGTTGCAGGTGTAGAATGGGGGTATGTTAACCGTTTAGGTCATGCTTTAATCTCTAATGTTAAAATCGAGATTGGTGG